AGATCTATGTAATGAGACTACTCTCAAAACTATTGACCTAAAAGATATTGCCTGGAAAGGAAAACACCTCTACCCCTGGAAAACAGGAGATTCTTGTTACTGTTGTGGAGGTCGTCTTTACCAAGAATGTGATACTAGTTACCCTGGTATAGTTGCATACAACGCTCCCAATCCATATGATAATAAGTATCGTATGTTAGACGGGAGACATAGAATCATGAAACTTCTAGATCAAGGTCACACAAAAGGTTCATACTATGTTTTAGATTGGAATCTAGTCAAACCCCTTGTTATAAAAGGAACTGCTAGAGTACATCACCTACAAGAAAAACTAAACAAAATTAGAGAAGAAATCAAACAACGTTCCCCTCGCTAAATAGTGAGGGGTTTTCTTTTAGGCTGATGGCGGCAATACCAATTAATTTGATTTGTGAGAAGGGTACAGATTTCTCCGCGACGTTCAACATTCAGAACGAAGCAAATACTACCCCACTCAATCTCACTGGATATACCGCTGTTGCCAAGTTAAGAAGAAGCTACTCGTCATCTACTGCAACTGACTTTGTTGTTGGTTACCCAGATAGATACAATGGTGCTTTATCAATCTCGCTACCAAACGCAACAACAGAAGCACTAGAAGCCCGAAGATATGTCTATGATATTCTCCTGACTGCTCCATCTGGAACTAAGTCAAGAGTCATTGAAGGTATAATCGAAGTAACACCAGGAGTATCCTGATGCCTACGTATAACGTTAGTGTACAGAATTCCAATTACAATGTAATTGCTCCAGCGCAGAAAAAGTATGCGGTTGGAGTTACTTATGATATACCCGCAAAATATCTCCAGAATAATAATATTGTTCTGGATGACTTCACCAGTCAGTTCAACAATTCTCAAACTGTATTTAATTTAACAAATAACAACGAGCTTTACGTTCCAACTGACTCTAGTCAAATTATTGTTTCTGTAAATGGTTTAGTTCAACACCCAGGTGTTGACTACTCAGTCAGCAACAGTCAGATTGCTTTTACTACCCCTCCTTCTGTAGGAGATAAAGTTTTCATTGTTGCTCTAGCAACAACTGCAGATCTAACTAGAACAATCAATTTTGTTCATAGTAGCGGATCTCAGGATATGACTGCTGGTATCAAAGGTGAACTAACCTTAGATGTTACAGGACAAATTGATACCTGGACTATCGTTGGTGATGTAAATGGATTTCTTAGAGTAGACATCGAGAAATGCAGTTATAATGACTATCCCAATGGATTTTCTTCAATCGTTAGCACGGATTATCCGACTATCGCTCAAGGAACTCTTAAGGGAAACAACGATAACCTAACCGTATGGGATAAAACTTTGGTCGCGGGAGATATCCTCAGATTCAAAGTACAAGGCGTAACCAGCATCAGAAGATTCATGCTTGGTTTGAAAGTCTTGTTATGATAAATAATTTACGGTTGAAAGATTTATAAATAAACGTAAGCAAGCACACAACAATTTTGGAGTTAAGTTAAATGGCACTGCTAGTACCTAATATTGGCGAACTTGAGTCGCTTCGTTATCTAATCAATAACAACAATCATGTTCTAGATCGCGAGGACAATGCTCCTAGAGATCTAATCCTTAAGCTGTACAGCAGCGACACTACCCCTGCTGAAGGTGATGTACCTTCCACCACAGCATACTATGAACCATATGCCAATGGTAACACCAACACATACGGTACTGCTGGTACTACTGGCTATCCTCTAGCTATCAACAATAGAACTGAGGCTCGCTACGACTACACAGATCAGTATGGTATTCTCCTAAATGGTGCTCAATGGAAAATCAACCAAGACTCCTCTGCAAACGTTGTAACTACTGCTACTTATCCTGAGCAGACGTTTACTTTCTCTGGTGCTGCTGGTAACATCTACGGTTACTATATTGTAAGAGCAAACAACATGCCTGTTGCGATTCATGGCGTTGTTGATGCTGCTTCTGGTGCTGCTGCTGCAACTATCAACAAAGGTAGTGCTGGTTCTCCATGTATTGGTGTTATCGGACAAGATTACATCACTCTGCCTAACACTGCTGGTATCGTTGATAACGTTACTCTTGGTATGCAAGTCAGTGCAGCAACAACTGCAGCGATTGCAGCATCTGGTGTGTTTGTTGGTGGTATCGATCGTGCAACCCGCAGAATCTACCTTGTCGATGCAAGCAACGTAGCAGTTCTTCTAACTGATAACATTCAGGCAGCAACCGATCCTACGATCAACCTGGATTACACCACAGTTACTACATCCGCTGCACACGGTCTACAGAAAGGCGACGTTATCTACATCGCTCGTGGTTCTTCTAACACCACAACCACAGAGAACACTTACACAATCTTCGATGTTCCTTCGGGCACAACATTCGAGACCACACCTGCGCTTAACGGCACTGGTAACCTGACTCTTTATAGCAGCATCATGTTCGCTGAAAGATTCACCAATGGTCCATACCCAATTCAGAACAACGGTGACCAAATCAAAGTTACCTTGAACATCAGCCTCGACTGATATTTGACTCTACTTTATATCATAAATCATTTGGGGGACTTCTTTATAGTCCCCCTATTTTTTTGATACTGTATGGCGAACTACGTATACGCTGATACGAATACTAATCTAGACCTAACGTTTGAGACAGACGACTTAGGTGGAGTTCCTGGGCTTTCTATTCCGCCCATAGACGATTACGGAACGCTTACAGGATCACCAACAAATACTTTAACAGAAACTCCTCTATTAGCAGAAAGCAGTTTAGACGGCGATAGAGGAGAGATTGCTAATCAAAATATTTCACCGATGGGCGCTATAGCGTCTATGTCCTCTACAACGAACGAAGCGTTCGCTAGGACAACTTATATCGGATCTGGTCACATCGGAGCGTATGGTGCCTCTGCGCCATCACTCAAGCGCATCTGGGTTGGTTCAGGAACCCTATTCGAGATGGGCGGCGGCATGGAGCGCAGTTCCGCGTTCTGGGTGGGTTCTGGTGGACTTACCATTGCTGGTACTAAGGATGAGAGAGTTGCTGGTGATTACAGTGATACTCTGTTCGTCCCATTCAATACAGAGGACTTTGGAGCAGGATTTGCTACAACGTCCTCTTTTGACGTATATGGAATTATTACTGATCCCCTAGATGCGGGAGAGCATGATTACGGATTCACCTATAACACAACTGATGTAAGAGGTGCGTCTGGTATCCTACCATTAACAAATGGTCCAAATGCACAGGATAACACCTATGCTCAGTCTAGAAAATATATTGCTAGTGGATCTCTATTCAGTGCTGGTGGAGTTGTCGAAGTAAATGTAGCACAACCACAAGAATCTACTGGTCTATTCGCTACATCTGGATCCAGTGTATTCAGAGTCACCAATGATTGGGTTGGTTCTGGATCTCTCTTCGCACTTAATGGATGTGCGGAATCTACAACGTTTGACTATAACGATAGCACAGTTGTTACGTTTACCACTGACGATCAAGGTCTCATTACTGCTAGTGGATCCATTGTTGATTATGGAAGTATTGCTAACCCACTTACATTAGGTATTGATAATCACGGTACAGTTATTTACACTTCTACCGTCAATGCTGCTACTGGTCTTATTGATCTCACTGGCGATGGTGATACTACTAGAGCAAGAGACTGGGTTGGATCTGGATCTCTATTCACCGCATCGGGTGCAGTTGAGATTGCTGGAGTTGCAGAAGAATCCACAGGTCTATTCAGTGTATCTGGATCTACAACATTCAGAGTCACTAATGATTGGGTTGGATCTGGTCACATCGGAGCGTATGGTGCTGGTGCCGATAAGTATATCGTAGATTATAGCATCCATTCTGATCTACTACTATCTGATGCTGACTACGGAACGCTAGTACCTCTACACGAGGGTCAGCTACAGAATCTTAAATTTATTCTGGGTAATGCTCCATACTTCCAGACCCCAGATAACGGAGAAATTACAGAACCTCTCAGCGAGGGAGAGGAAGACAACGGTTCTATTGTATTCGGACAAAGACGTAGAACAGTTCATGATAT